AGGGCATCGATGTATGGTGTAGAGAGGAGTGGAAAGATACCGTTCAGCAACGCCTTGTTGAAGGCTGCCGCGGCAGAAGGAAAATCACGTGAAGGAGGGAGGTCACCACGGCATCGGCCAATACAGCGGAAAAGAACTGCGGGGTTCATGACTGCCCTGTAATCCCCATAGTTATGGGCGAAAACTGGCGAGTGTTTCAAGAACTGCAGATCTTCCACTATCTCACAAGTGTCCAATGTGAGAATGTAGCCGGCCCGAGCGGAGGCTCGGATGATGTCGGCAGCAGAAGTGATGTCGGCATCGGCAATGGCCATGCCAATGGTCATGCTGGCTAGATTATTGATAGCTGTGGTGAGGGTGGAACCGCTCGGGAGAATGTAGTCATCAGGCTGGATGACAACACGGTGTTTCGTACCAGGACATCGTATCTTGATGGGAGCTAGGGTTTGTTCAAGCAACACATCAACATCGCGATGCAATCTGGGTGGGAAAAGTGAGCGGAAAGAGATGAAGAGGGAATGGCGATGGGAGGCATCGCATTTGGAAATATCACAGTTGAAACGGTGTATCAGCCCGTTGATCCGAATGGCAAGACATGAGTCATCGGAAAAACAAACAAAAACGTACCGTCCAGGACAGGTGATCAGCTCGTGGAAGACTGAATCGAGGGCTTCGATCTTTGTCTTCTTAACGACCCGTATAAGACCACCACGATACAAAAAGGGAGCAGCGGATTGAGCTTGCTTAAGGATGTCGGTCAAGACAAAACCTTGGAGTGAAGCACCAACCCCCATGTCTCCGATGGATCGTGGGATCTTATTCCATTTTGCGATCTCACTTTTCTTGATCTTAAGTGAGTACTTCCCGTTGCGCAACCAGACCCGTTCGTACAAATCACCTTCAGTCTGTCGCTCAAGCATGCTAGCGATTCGAAGGTTCTTCTTAGGGTGGGGGTCTGCGTAGTGCAACTTACACTCTTCAAGTGCGGAAATGAAATCAGAAAAGAAAGGAGCGTAAATACCCTGTAATTTACGAATTTCATCCTGGTGTCTCTCGTGGAATCGAGACTGGTGGCCAGCATAAGCCTGATCAAGGCCAGGATGTTCGGGTAGTCGCGCGCAAGTTTGGCGTTGGATACACACGTTGACGTTGTTCACGGTGTTTCCATAGACTACCCCAGAGTGGTAGAAGGCAGGTCCGAAGACTGTGTAGTAGGAGCGGTCAGTCCAGTTACGACCGGTTCCATTTGCAGTGGGACCAAAGGGGGGGAAAGATAAGGTGCCGTCAGTCCAGAACGATTTCCCGGACAAACAACGAAAGCGACGATTAGACAGAAAGGCAGCTTCACCTTCGTATTCGACGACACCTAACCGATAAGGGGGCCTGGAACAAGTGCGGTTCCAAACCCCCCACGGCGAAAATCCGGCCGGAATCCCACCTGAGTAAGAGCGAGCATTCTCACAGCTGCCCTAAATCCAGCACTTTGACACGCGACCATGATGGTTTGATCAAGAACATCAATGTGTTCTTGAGTGGCTTTCAATAGCGCGATGTTTGGGAAGGATAGGGCAATATGAGACATCAAGCAGAAGTAGGACGCGTTGAACTTGCCGTCCCGTGTGAGTGGGGTGGCATGTACAGCGTCAACATGTGCTCGCAGATAAAGAAGAAGGGCAGGATACACGTACACAAGACCAGAGCTTGTGTATCCAAGATTGTGAAGAATGGACACATGAGCTCTCCTTGGACGAAAACCGAGAAGTCGAGAGATTGACCCCTGCGGCAACTTGACGTCCATGATGCTGGCATAACTACTGTGGCCGAGATCAAAATCACTCGACGAGTAGAAGACATAATCACCGAATGAATATGTCGTGCGGTCAATGCCAGTACCATCTGAAAAGAAGGCAATGTCGAACACACAACGAGAATCTTCGTGCGTCGACAAGGGTGGTTGAGGATGTGCAGGTGCCGGTGGCGCGGGTGTGGTAATCCAATTCCACGCCCGGATGATCACCGGTTCCGCCACGTCCTCCCCGATGGCGACGGGGGGAAGTGGTTCGTCTACTTCAAGATTGTAGCCGAAAGGGTGCGGAACTGGTACGACGATTTCCTCCCCAACCTCTTGCTCCGGAGGGGGTGGAAGAAGGAGGGGTGGCAGGGCTGCAGCCGGAGGAGGGGCTGCAACGACCTGCTGAGGGGGTGGCTGCGCTGGGCCCAGAGGTGGG